AAAACTCTTTTTAGGGTGCCACCAGACCCTCTTTTGACCCATGTCAACGCCCACCAAGGAAAAGCACCAAACACCAGATATTGTACCAACTGTGGTCGATCTGGCGGAGGTTTTAGGGACTACCCGCAAGACATTGAATGTTTGGCGGAAGCTCGACGGGGCTCCGAGGCCGCGCCCGAATGGTGGTCACTCGGTGACGGAGTGGCGCAACTTCATTTCATCGCGTGGGCTCGGATCGCAGACACTTGGATCCCGCGAAGAGCAGTTGATGGATAGCGAGGCGCTGCGGGCTCGGAAGCTACTGGCCGAGGTCGAGGATCGAGAGCTCAAGGTGCTGGTTCGCAAGGGGCAATTTGTCCCGATCGACGCGGTGCGTGAGCGGTGGTTCTATCACATCGGACAGGCAAACGCCCTGCTTCGGAACAAGCTCGAAAACGAATTGCCGCCGCTACTGGTCGGCAGAGATGCGGTCGACATCCGCAAAGAAAATGCCCGAGTGGTCGATGAGTACATCGCGATCATGAACTCTGGCGATCAAAAGAAGATCCCAAAACTTGAAACCAGAGGACGAAAGAAATCCGACGACTGACCTGCTCGATGAGATCCTGCGCACTGGGCATGTAATCACCGATCGCCGGCCGCCGTGGCAGTGGTGCGAGCAGCATGTCGAGTCGATCCCATACTCGCCGGTGCCGGGTGGATTCCAGTCGGGCAACTCTCCATGGATCCGCGAACCATTGGAGGCGCTGGCAGATCCGTCGGTGTCGCTGGTTTCGATCATCGCGGCGATTCAGGCGGGCAAAACCATGACCGCCGAGCTTGGATCCTGCTGGATCGCGGCGAATGCGCCCGGACCGATGCTCTGGCTCGACCAGACAGACTCAGACGCCAAAGATCAGATGGAAAACCGTCTGCAGGTGCTCTGGAAGCAATGCGCGCCGATTCGGGAGATTTTGCCGCGCCAGCAAGGGACCGAAAGGCACAAGCTCAAGCGCAACTCGGTCGCATTTCTCAACGGCATGACCGGCTGGGTGCTCGGTGCTCACTCCAAGACCAACCTTCAAAGGAGATCGATCCGCTGGTTGATCGGCGATGAGACCTGGCGCTGGCCATCCGGTCACATGGCCGAGGCCGAGGCACGGGTCACCGCCTTCGGGTGGCTGGGAAAAAGGTTCTTCGTGTCGCAGGCCGGCGAGGTGGACGACGACACCGATCGGAAATTTCGATCGACCGACCAGCGTGAATGGTGCTGGCGATGCCCGAGCTGCAAGACGACGCAGCCATGGAAATGGGAAAACATCGAATGGTCGAAGGATTGCCGCCTCGAAGATGGCGCGTGGGACTACGAGCGGGTCCGCGAGACCACCGAAATGTTCTGCGAGTGCGGCACCCGCTTTCCCGATACCGACCGATCACGGCGTGAGCTCAACAACCCTATGAACGGCGCGCGTTATGTCTCCCAGAACCCCGGAGCGGCGAAATCGAATGTCGGCTTCCATTGGAATGGCCTCTGCGCTGGATCATGGGGCAACCTCGCCGAGATTTACCTTCGGGCGAAAGCGTCAGCACGCACCGGCGACATGGAGCAGCTCAAAATTTTCTGGCAGAAGCGACTCGCGCTTCCGTTCACCGAGTACACCGAGGATTTCTCGATCAAGATCACCGACAGCACCTACGCGCGCGGCGATTTAGCCTGGGAAAAGGAAGGCGCGATCATCGGTGGCAAGATCCGGGTGCCGGATGAGGACGACGACCCGCCGGTTCGGCTGCGCGTGATGACCGTCGATGTCCAGATGGATCACTTTTGGTACCTCATAACCCAATGGAGCCCCGATGGATCCAGCCGCCGGATCGACTGGGGCACGGCCCATACCTGGGAAGAATTGCTCGAACAGCAGGAAAAGTACCGCGTTTCATCCTCCCTCGTCGGCGTCGATGCCGGATTCAACTCCTACGAGGTCTACCAACGCTGTGCCGAGCATGGATGGGTTGCGTTGATGGGTGACCGCAAGGCAACATGGACTCACCGACTAAAGCAACGCCTCGGCGTCGGCGTCCGGGTCAAGTCACTCGACCGATTCTATTCCCCGAAGCGCTCGATCAACTGCTCGGCAGGCAAAGTCGCCCAGATGTTCTACTGGTCGAACCTCAACATCAAAGACGCCCTCTCGCGGATCCGCCGCAATCAAGATCCAAGCCGAGGCCCGACATGGGAGGTGCCGGTCGAGGCTCTCGCCGAGGTCGACAACGACGAAAAGAAGATCGCGTACCTGAGCCAGATGGAATCCGAGATGCGGATCAAGGACGGCGACAAGTGGCAATGGTCGCGGATCCAGAAACGGCCGAACCACCTTCTCGACTGCGAGGCGATGGCGACCGTGTTTGCCTTCATGCTCAAAATCCTTGGCCGCGAGACCGAGCAGGAAGCCGCCGAAGATTGACAACTTGTCAGAGGGCATGGCGGCCCTCGACATGACGACAGGATTTTCCACTGAAGAAGTGGTTGAGATCCTCGAAGAGAACAAAAAGACACTCAAGAAGCTGATGATCAGCTTCCAAGAGTCGGGATCGCAGATCACTTACAAGCGCCTCGATGACACGAAAGAGATCATCGCGGCCTGCCAGCACGCTCTCCGCAAGCTCGACCCGATCACCTACGGCAAGACCCGCCGCACCTGTCAGTCAACTGCCGGTAATTTCTAACATGAACCTGCTGCAAAAAATCACCAAGTCCGCCGCTTTAGCCTTCGGATGGTCGCCGTATGAGAGCGTCAACCCATCGCCCGTTCGCCAGCGCCTGCCCGCCGCAGCTCCGCAAGACCACCGCAAGGAGGCAACGCCACTGGTACGCAACGAACTCATCAAGGGCAGCCGGTATCTGATGAAAAACAGCGGGTTCGCCCGCGAAATGGTCTTCGACATGGCCGTCTACTCGGTCGGCGATGGCCTCAAGATCCAACCGAAGACCGAAGACCGCGAGTGGATTGCCGGCACGCTCGAATACTGGGAAGACTGGTCGAACCAGTGCGAAATCACCGGACGATTCTCCCTCTCCGAGTGCGAAATGCTCATCTGCCGCGCGATCGACGAAGACGGCGACATTTTTGTGCACCTCACCCGTGTTGATGGCCGCCCAGTCATCCAACTCATCGAAAGCCACCGTGTGAGTGGTGGAAATGGCGATGGCAGCGTCGATGGCATCCGCTTTGATAGCTACGGCCGCCCGATTTCTTATCATGTGAAGCAGGACGACGGTAGTGTCGTCGACCTTCCTGCCGCATCCGTCCTCCACATCTTCGATCCAGAGCGAGCTTCATCGGCGCGCGGTGTGCCATCACTGGCACATTCCATCAATCACATCCGGGATGAGATGGAGCTTTTGGCGCTCGAAAAGCACGCGCTCAAGGATCATGCCGACAAATCGTTCGCGATCACCACGCAGAATGGCGAGATCGACAGCAATGATGGTTTTGGCGGACTGGATATTGACTCAGGCAAGGCCGAGGACAATCCACACAGCGACCCGACTGCACTGCAAAAGATCGTCGGCGGCAAATGGGTGGCGCTCAAGCCGGGCGAAGAACTCAAACCCTTCGAGTCCAACCGCCCATCGCCCACTTTCACCGGATTCCTCGATCACCTTCGCCGCGATTCGGCGTTGGGTGTGGTGCCATACGAGTTCACCGCAGATTCAAGCAAGATCGGCGGCGCTGGCGTGAGGCTCGTGGTGGCCAAGGCAGACCGCCGATTCTCTCACCGCCAAAACATCCTCATCCGCCGCTTTCTCACGCCCGTCTGGAAGTTCGTCATCGGCGATGCCATCACTCGTGGCGAGATCCCGCTGATTGCAGGATGGTGGAAAATATCCGTGGTCACACCACGCAGGGTGACAGTCGATGCCGGTCGGGAGTCGCTGCAAAACCGCGAGGATGTGAAGGCCGGTCTCAAAACTCTCTCCGATCACTTCGCCGAGCTGGGCATGGACTTTGAGGAGGAGGCCGAACGCCGCGCACGCGACATCGCGCACCTTCAAGAACTCGCCAAGAAATACGACATCCCACTTCAGATGCTGTTCGCATCGGGAGTTGCCACCCCGCCGGTCGAAGCGCCGACCGGGCCTGCGAAGTGATGGGGAATTGACACCCCACGCATCGCGTGAACGCACGCGATCTCATTTTGACACAGGAGCCGTGGGCCATCGCCCCGGAGGCAATGGACGGCATCATCGGTTTGGCCATGGACATGGCCGCCGGCAAACTCTTCACCCTGCCGCAGAGCGAGGCACCGCAGTCGATCATGAGCGTCGCCGATGGCGTCGCCACAATCTCGATCACTGGTCCGCTCCTTCCGACCACCGACGAGTTCGATCGCGTGATGCTCGGGGCGACGAGTCTCGATGAAGTTCGCTCCACCGTTGAAAGCGCCGCCGCTGATCCAGCGGTCACATCGATCGTCCTCAACATCGACTCTCCTGGCGGAACCGTTCGCGGCACCCCCGAGGCCGCCGATGCGATCTACGAAGCCAGCAAGGTCAAGCCGGTGCGTGCGCACACCTCCGGTACGATGGCATCCGCCGCCTACTGGCTCGGCTCGCAAGCCACCAGCGTCTCGATGACGCGCTCGGCATCGGTCGGATCCATAGGAGTGATGGTCCCGCACATCGACCAAAGCAAACGCGCCGAGATGCTCGGCGTGAAGGTCGAGCTTTTCACCACCGGGAAGTTCAAAGCCGCCGGTTTCCCTGGCACCTCGCTCACCGAGTCGCAACGCGAGTTGATCCAAGAGCGCATCGATCAAGTCTTCGGCGAGTTCAAATCCGCCGTCACTCGCCAAGGTCGCAAGATCCCCGCCGAGGCGATGCAAGGGCAGACATTCTACGGCCCGCAGGCCGAGTCGCTGGGCCTCGCCACCGTGGTGCGCAGTGCTTCGCAAGCAGGCAAAGCCGGATCCTCTCCGCTTCGCGCAGTTGACACTGCGGAAGATGGCATGAGCGAACAAGTCGCCAGCACCCCATCCGAAGAAGTCGTCGCATCGGTCGAGACCGTTGTTGCGGAAATCGCAAACGAAGCCGCCCCATCCGCACCGGAATGTGAGCAAGAGGCAGCTCCTGAATCTGCACCAGAAGGCGAAACCGAAAGCTCTCCTGCTGATGAGCCCAAGGAAGAGTCCGCCACCGAGATCATCGGCGACCTCAAGGCCACGCTGGCAACGCTGCAAGGCGAGATCGCCGCACTGAAGGCCAATCAACTTTCCCTCGATGAAGCAGTGGCCGCCAAGGCCGCCGCCATCGCAAGCCGCAGCTCCAGCGCACCCGTGAATGTCTCACCGGACGCACAGAGCAGCGAGAGCATCTACGACCAGTGGAAGACCGCTACTGGCGCAGAGAAAACCCGAATTTTCAGGGCTCACCGCAAGGAACTCGAAGCCCACGCGGCCAAACTTTGAAACCAAAAACCAACCCGAACTAACCACAACGAACTCATCCAATCATCATGGCAACCACCATCAGCAATGAACTCAAACTGAATGTCGTCCTCGACAGTGCGCTTGTTGCACTTCGCGAGGCGCTTCTTCCCATCAATGCCTTCAGCACCGTGTACAACTCGGTCCCGCTTCAAGGCACTGACAAAGTTTCCGTGCCTTTCTTCCCATTGGCAACGGACGCAACCGTCGATTTCAACGGCACCTACGCATTCAGCGACACGAATGCGATCAACAGCCGCGAAATCACCGTCAACAAGCGCAAGTATCAAGCGCTTTCCTTCACCTCCAGCGAACTCGCTCGTCAACCCTACTTCAACCCCGAGCAACTCGGTTTCCTGAAGGGTCGCAAGCTCGCCGAAGACATCATCAAGGACATCCTCGGTGTTGTGACGACCGCCAACTACGGCGCACCTGTCCTTACCAGCGCGGCCTCCGCGTTTGATTCGGATGATGTGATCACCATCAAGACCGCACTCGACCAAGCCAAGTGGGCAAAATCGAGCCGCACGATGATCCTCGACAACGCCTACGAAGGCGCGCTGCTCAAGGACGCCGGCATCAAGAACGCAGCCGCAGTTGGCACCGCCTCGGCGATCCAAAACGGCCTGCTTCCAAGCATCGCTGGCTTCAATGTCATCGGCACCAACCTCATCCCCGGCAACTCGCAGAACCTCGTCGGCATGGTGGCACTCCCAGAAGCGATCCTCGTGGCATTCTCGCCCGTGACTCCTTCCTCGGGTGTCCGCGCCAGCCTCACCAACTACGAGACCGTCACCGACCCAGAGACCGGCCTCACCATCGAGTACCGCTCATGGGGTGACCCTGACACCGACACCGAGAAATCGGTCATCGAGGTCAACTATGGTTTCGCCCTCGGCCACGCCGCAGCCCTCAAACGGATCGTCTCCGCCTAATCATGCGCCGCGCCATCACACTAACCCGCAATGGCGACACTTGGAAGGTCAAGCACCTTCCGAGTGTGACGTTGGCCGACCAGCTTGCCGATTTCAAGGCCGCGAAAGTGACCGGCGATTTCGGTGGTGCTGATGAGGTGCAAATCTGGTCGAACGGTGACACGCTCAAGCGGTATGCGAAAAAAGCAGCAGCCGCAGTGATCGAGCCGATCGAGCCGGAAGCCGCAGAGACACCCGAGCCGAAGAAGGCCAAGAAGTAATTTGTTTCATTGGTAGTGTCTAAGGAGAAAGCCCCATCTGGAAATTTCCGGGTGGGGTTTTTTTTGACGCCGCGCGTGAAGCGTGAACCTAATTCAAGAAGCCGCCGCCGAGGCATTCGCGTCGATCCTCGAAGACATCGGCGTACCAATCACCATCAACGATGAGGAGTACCTCGCCGCGATCTCGATGGGTGGCGTCCAGATCGATCTCGAAGAAGGAGGATTCTCCCAGGACGGATCACTCAGCGTCCGCATGCTGGTCGCGCACCTACCAGATCCAGCACCGGCGCAGAACAGCGCCATGACCATCGGCGATCTGCGCTACAAGGTCGAAGAGATCATGCGCAAGCCCGGTGCTGGTGTCATCGAATACCGAGTTGCCCGCCGCTAATTTTTCACCATGAACCAACACATCGAAGACTATCTCGCCGAGCTCGTCGGCAACCTCGGCAATGACATCGAGGTCTTCACCGGCACCAGCTCGGATGTCCGCACGCCAGAATCACACGCGGTGCTGGTGCTCGCCGACCAGGTGGAAGGCGTCGTCGGCAGCCTCTACAAAGCCACGGTCAAAGTTTCCATCTCATCGCCGGCAGACGGCAGCACCCGCAGCGCCCACATGGATATTGTGGACGAGGTGAGAGAGGCATTTACTGAGCCGCTGCCTTCAGCCCAGAGCCTCGGCATCACCGCCATCGAGGTGCGCGGATTCCACATCACCAATCACACCGCCGCTGTGTCAGACGATGGCCGCTGGGTCACATCGATTGAGGCACTCATCGGCGTCACTCGCTTGTGAAGTTGACACCCACGCGGGTGTATCATGGCAGCGACTTTTGGAGTCAATAACACACACAACCTCTCTCCGAACAACGGACATGTGAGCGAGTCGAGCAAGGACTCCTCTGTCGAGGTTGCAACCATTCGCGACGAGCAGGGCATCACCGTCTTTGCAGGCCCGCGCAAGCTCATCACGCGCAATGTCACCATCTCTGGCAAGGGCGACGCCGACATCGAAGCAGTCGTACCCGGCACCGTTGCCCTCGGCGTGGCGATGATCACCTCCGTCAAGCAAAGCGAGAGCAACGAGGATTTCCCCGAGTTCGAGATCCAAGCGACCATCTACGACGAAATCTAATCATTCAAAGCCATGGCAATCACTTTCAACCAAATCGGAGTTCAGTCGGTATCCGCCGAACTGATCGAGAGCGTCGAGTCGACCAAGAACATGGAGTCGAAGATGATCATGTCCACAGGGGGTGGATTTGGCGCGGCCAAGACTTTCGATCCCACTTACGAGTTCACGGTCAAAGGCCGTGGCACGACCACTGTCGAAGCAGGAGATGCCAGCGCTTCGGGCTTTATCCCCGACTACATTCCGACTAGTGGTGTGACTGTCATTACCTCGGTGAAACTAAGCGAGAAAAACGACGATTTCAACGAGTTCGAGATCAGCGGCACCGTTTTCCCGGCCGCGGAAGAGATCGCCCAATAACCGGCTCGTAAGAGCCACCCAAGATCAACCATGAGACAAGGATCCACGGTCGCCATCGTGCGCGACTACGACACCCCGCCCGTCGAGAGCCGCAACACCTCAATGGTTGCAGGCGCGCTCACTTCAGGGAGCGAGTTCGCTACTCAAAAAGCCTTCTCCGACACGATCGAAGATGTCGGCGGCAAACCTAAACGCACCGTCACATGGATGATGGATGGCGGAAAGAAGATAAAGTTCACGCCGATCGCCAAGGAGGAAGAAATCACAATTATGGAGTTCAGGAAAAGATTTCTTTCGCGGGAATGGTGCGAAGCCAATCCAAATCATCCGATTTCGTACATGAGTGGATTCGATGAAAACAAGCGAGGGCTTGTGGATAAAATCAAAAACATGCTGCCCATGTACTTGCTGCGAAAAGGCAATCGCACGGCTGTTGTTCCGTCAGGAAACGACCCGGAGAGTAAGAGCATTCGCGAAAAGATCCTTTCGATATTCTAAAATCATGGAAACCAGAGATCAAATGATCGCACTCGGAATGATCGAGAGCGAAAGCAAGACTATCGGCGACATCAAGATGCGGCCATTTTCCATTGGCTCGCGACAGATCGCCGACCTGCTCAACATCTCGATGATCTATGGCGACAGCGTCAGCGAGATCGAGCTGCAACGGCAGATCAATTCCTTCGTGTGGATGCAGTCTGCGCCCGTCGATGAGGTCGCCGAGGCGATCGCCAACAACACCGCCGGCA